CAAAGAGAGAACTTAAGGAGTATATCGCAGCAACAACTACGAATTTAGGGCTTGTTAAAAAATCGGCCTCATTGACGGCAGCACAGCCTTCAGCTACAGCCCCTGTAGCCTATGACGCTGCATATATAAAATTACTCCGTGATAGAATAGAAGATTTGATACAAAAGTTAAAGGATGCCGGGATACAGGCGTAATAATATAAGCTAATAAAAATATTATGGGAGAAATAAGACCATACTAAAAACTAAACAAAATGAATGAACTACTAAACAGAGCATTATCTCAATCATTTAAGATAATGCAGCACATAGGAAAACTATTTGAGTCCGTTTACGGATATTTATTGTTTTGTGTATCACTAGTTACAAGTTTTATGGCTGGTGAAAAAAAAGCTATAACAATAGTTCTGTTAGCAATATTCGCTGATCTTATATTCGGAATTTGGACTTCTATTAAACAGAAGAAGTTTGCTACATCTCAGCTAATACAAGATACATTTATAAAACTAACTGTGTATGGTATTCCTTTGTTGCTTATAGGTCTTTCAGGACAAATGTTTAGTGAGTGGGGTATTGCTTTCTATGTTGGATGTGCTATAGCTGTTGCTTGCGAATTGTGGAGTATCTCTGCACATCTATTAATAATAGCACCTAAATTACCTTTTGTTAAGTTGCTAAGGTTTCAGCTACAGGATGAGATAAAGAGCAAAACAGGCAAAGATATAGAGGAATTAATACAAAAAGAAGATAATAAATAATACATCGCATTGATATGGCTGATATAAATAAACTTATTCCGATAATATTAAAATGGGAGGGCGGTTTTGTCAATGATCCTGATGATCTGGGAGGTGCAACCAATAAAGGTGTGACAATAGGTACTTATGAGTATTATTGTAAGCTTAAAGGTTATCCGAAACCAACTATAGAGCGTCTAAAAAATATATCTGACGAACAATGGAAAGATATCCTTAAAACCCTTTATTGGGATAAATGGCAGGCTGATAATATAAATAATCAGTCAATAGCTAATATTCTTGTTGATTGGGTTTGGGCATCTGGTGGATATGGTATTAAGCTACCTCAAAAAATACTAAACGTTCAAATAGATGGCGTTGTTGGCAATAAAACATTGCAAGCACTAAATAATTATCCAAATCAAAAAGAATTGTTCGATAAGATAAAGCAAGAAAGGATCGATTTTATTGATCGAATTATTGCGGGTAGACCCGCTAATAAGAAATTCCGTAACGGTTGGCTAAATAGGATTAACGATTTTGAATATACGCCATGAAAAAAGCAACAAGAATACAGATAATATGTATAGTCGTTTTATTGATTGTTTTATGGCTGTTTACGAGCTGCAAAAGTAAAACGGTATATGTGCCTATTGAGAGCGTAAAGACTGAATACAGGAATAAGTTAGTCAAAGATTCGGTGCATATTTTAGATTCCGTATTTCTTTATTCAAGAAACGACACTGTTTTTTTGAATAAGTATAGGTTTGTTTATAAAGATAAGCTAGTCAAAGATACTGTTAATTTAAAAGATACTATCCATATTCCATATCCGGTAAAAGGCGATACTATCGAAGTAAACAAATTGAAATGGTATCAAGAAGCTTGTATTTGGTTTACCTCTCTAGTGTTAGTTGCTTTGGCTCTTTATCTAGGCGTAAAATACAGAGGCGTTATATTCTCATTCTTTAGAAAGTTAATATTTAAGATATAGTGTTTTTCATATAGGTATTAGATTTAAGGTTAACTCGGAACCGCTTGTCTGTGAAGATAGGCGGTTCATTTATACTGGTAAAATATAAAATAATTACATAAAATATTTTATATATACATCTAAATATAAATGCATTACACTTATATCAGTATTACTTAGTTACATGATATTATAATATTATTCAGGAATATAAATAATATGGAAATCTCTAAGCCCTAAACCGCTTTTTTTGAATATACATATTTGTATTAATGGCCTAACCTCAAGTCTTTGCTTATTTGACATATTATCTTTTACTTGACTATCATATTTAAACTTTATATTAAAGGAATATTGATTATTATATCGTCTAGCTCCATGGCTTGGGGATTTTATAGCCTCGTAGTTAAAGCTTTTCATTTGATTTCTCAAAATATCAATAACATCAGCTACTTTAATATCATGTCCATATCTGCCATTATCAACCATAGCATTATATATATTCTCAAATTCATCAAGGTGGTCTGTATTCCCTACAAGATCATAACAATTATCATTAGTAATTGTACATTCAGCCTCACATATAATATAGTTTTCTCCGTATATTTGTTCTCCCCACCAATGAGCGTTAGATTGCCATTTTTCCCAAAAATAATAGCCAGGCCCTAACCATGCTCTATTATGTAGACATGGAAATGGACCATCTTTTTCTACTTCTTTATAATTTCCCCTATTTTGAAGTGTCTGATATATCGTTTTCACTTTGGCGACATTATTTATCAAACTTAGTATTCATCTTTAGAGGTTCAGCCAATGACTCTAGATTCCATGTAGGAAGTAGTATTGGAGGGATAATATTTGCTTGAAGTGTAATTGTACTAACAAAAGCCCTAACATAAGGGAATAGTATTGCTATGCTATTTACATAAAAATAATTAGGTATTTCTTCAAAAGTTAATCTGCCTTCAAATTTAAATTCAGCTATACATCTTAGTTTTATAAATGGTGATTCAACATTTTTATTAAATGCCTTAAATATAAAAGTAAGATTAAAAATGCTATTCTCATCTTCCTTAAATAAGCCATAAGGCTCAAATGCGATATCTATGTCTTTTGATTCTTGCTGATCCATGTCTAATAATAGATGATCAAACTTATATGATGCTAGTGCGAAAGATGATTTATTCATAGTATTATTATATTAAGAAAATAAAAATGCTAAAATAAAAAAAATCCGAAGAATTCTTCGGATTTAGGCAATTTATTTGAAATATTTAATTCCCATGGCGACGTGTCAGATAATATTTCATTGCAATGACGGCATTCTTCTAAAAAAGATGTCATTGTTGGACCATTATTTTCTTTAGCTTTAATTTCGGCCCAATCTTTTTGAAGTTTTTCTTCTGAGCTATTTTTTAAATAAGCTAAAAATTCTTCTAATACTTTACCCATAACATAGTCCTTTCATAATAGTTTAATAAGCGTAATCCTTATTTTTGAGTTCGCAAAGTAACTAATAATAATTACAATAGCAATACTTTTTGTGTTAATTTAATATAGTTACCAATATATTTAATACAGTTGTAATATATTTATTCTACCTTATAACAACTCTAACCCCTAACAGTTCATGATAAGATAAAAATACAAAAATAAAATGACAATCACAACAGCTTCTTCATGTCGTCAATGACTTTCTTTAATCCATAGATCTATTAACCGCATTTATTTGTAGCTGTTCCGGTCTTCTTCTATATCTATCAAATGCTTTTGAGTTTTCGGAATGCCCGGACATTGAGGCTACAACATGTATAGGTTCTCCTGCTTGACATAGTATATCTACAAATGTACGGCGTGCAAGATGGGAAGATGCTAATTCGTAAAGCTTTTTGTATTCTTCTATTTTTTTTTCTCGATTATATAATACTATAATCCTATTTAATTTCGCTTCTTCGAAAACTATTTTTAATGATGAGTTGTATTCTACTGAGTTCATAAAAGGCATTAGCAAATCACCTCGTGAATGTCCTTTATATTTATTAATAATATCCATTGCTCTTTTTGATAATGGTACAATTACCTTCATCATATTACCATCTATCTTTTTAGGGAAATAGATCAATTTGTTATCTTGAATATTAGAATATGTTAGCCTAAGAAAATCACCGACCCTACATCCTAAAGATGCCTGCAAACAAAACATATCTTTAATTACTTCTTTATGTCTATTGCTAGGGTTATAGTAATATAGTTTTGTTAGCTCGTCTCTTGTCATACATATAGGCTCTTGATATGTCTCTATCCCGATGTCCTTTGAAAATATAATATCATCAAAAGGATTATGATCTATTATCTTTAGTCTATTTTTACAATAATTGAAAAATGCTTTTATTCTTTTACTTATAATAACAAGTGTATTTTCAGATATATTTGATTTTGAAATTAAGAAATTCCTAAATTTCAGCACATCAAAATTATCAAAATTTATTTTACAGTTATTTTCGTCTATATAATTAGCAATTCTCTTTCTATCGCTTTTGTACTGCTTCTTCCTGCTATCTGATACATTAGACTCTATATAATATTTATCGTATGCTTCTAAAATCGATAATTTGGGAAATTCAATGTCTTCTTTATATTCTCCTAGTTCTATTTGTATATATTTTTTTAATTCTTTTTTATCTATTGACAAATCTTGATCTTTATAATATCGGTCAAATACAGTTTGTACGGCAAGTGCTAGTTTCTTTAATCTATTATTTATTCTTGTAGATGAATCGCCAGATTTATTAAATGTATTCTTTTTTGCTTGTTGTATGTATACAGTTTCTCCAGATAATTCTGTTTTTTCTTTTATAAAGTTCTTTGGATATATTCTGTATCCGGAGTAATAAAAATTTTCTATACCATCTATAGTGTATACTAAGAATATTTGTTTTTCATCACTTTGCTTTCCTGATGAAATTAAGCTAAATCTTATTTTTATTTTCGAAGCCATAATTATAAGCCTAAGTACCTATCAAAAGTACTTAGAAAATATGTATTAACCAAAAGCAACTATAAGACATCAATAAAAACCAAAAATGCTGTTTAGTTATTATTCTATAATATATTGCAGTTACTGTTTAGTATAATATGTTTATTTATAACAATATATGAATATGTAATTATATTCCCGCCAGGGTCACAAGAGGAAAAATGCAACCCCCGTAAAAGTAGATACTTTTACGGGGGTTGGTGTTGTATGTACTTATTTTATTGCAGAGGATTTGTATTAACGTCTTATTTTTTCTTATACTGTTTCTTTATTTGCTCTACATGTTGCAAATAATAAAAATAAAATATTGCATATGCAAATTTTATTATTGCTCCCATAAAGAGAACGGATCTCTATATTCTGAATAAAAATATCCGCCTGAACGAAATTCATCATTATTGAATGTTTTATAGTTTCTTTACCTATTCACTTATCGAAATATTTCCAATGTTATTTTCTGTTACTATTCCAGACTTAAACGTATTTTCAAATCCTTTTCCTTTATTTCCTAAAATATTAGTCCCTTCAATAAAGATGTTATTTTTTATAAAAACTTTATCCTCAAAATGACAATCAAGAAAATCGAAGAAACCAAAAAATATATTTCCTTCAATAGAAATAATATCATTGTTATGTCCTCCTGTTTCATAGCTTATAGCACTCTTTACTATATTGTTTTTAAAAACAAGTCCTTTTAAAAACCAAGCTGCATCTAATTGAATTTCTTCGATAATACAATTTTCAATATTTATTAGCTCATTAAAATGTTCAAACCGAAGATCTAAATTCTCTATTATAGAATAAGAAATATTATATAACATTGATTGAATTATAGAAGAAGCTTCAAGATTTTTGATATTTTTCTTTATAAACATGTCTTAATTATTAAAATATTACCAATGTAAATTACCATAATAAATACCCATTTCTAAGAATTCTTAAACCAATTTGTTTTAGGTACTATGCCAAGTGTATGATTAAGTGAATATATTTGTCCTTTAGGTGCATATATATATATATATATGGTAATGAGTAAATGGGATATTTTGTTTAATGTTCCCGCATTAAAGTCAGTCCGTTAAAAATCATCAATCCTCAATTTCTTTTATTATACCTTTCCCTATTATTGATGGGAATGTACCTATGTAGGCTGAATTTCCTTCTTTGATCGTATTGAAAACATTTATAATAAGTATACATGCTTCTATCTTTTCATTTACATTTACACTCTCTTTATCAAAAGTAATTTCACTAGGAGTTGAATAATCTGCATCTGTTAACCAAAAAGAAATTCTTATAGAGTTTCTAATTGGAAATTGAAATGCATCTTTTGCCGAGTCATTAAATACAAGCTCAACTTTTAATCTTTTGTGTTCTGTTTTTTGATTCATTTTTGGTATTAATATTGAAAATATTCAATTTTTATGCTTGAATCCAGAATTAAACTTATTTAAATTTGTAGGTGTTCTTTCTATATCAATGCATCATCTGTTTCATATCAGTTATTGCATTACTCGTATTGTTTTACTTTCGCATACTTTATGTTGCGAACTAAAAAGTCATTATCTTTTTAAGCGCGGTGGATTCACCTTAAATTCTTCTATGTAACGATGAAAATCCACACTGTCTTTTATCGGATAGTTGGTTAGCAGTATGCATTGCTCCGGATTCGTTGCATCATAGGCTACGATAAATTGGTCGCCGGCGACAATATTCTCTCTCTTATCCAATATGTTCGATGTTGGAATTTTTATTGAATTATTTTCTTTATCTGTAAACTTAATAATTGCACTTATCCCTGTTCCACGGCTTCTTCCATATTTTAGAATCGTAGCTATGGTATAGCTAGGATTGTCTTCAATGGCTTTTATTAAATTTTTCGTCCTAATATGCATATATATTCCCAAGGCAATGAAGCCCCCAATAATTATTGAACTTACAAAAATTATCTCTTTTGTTCTTTTTTTTATTTTAATATCGAAAAACTTCATCCTTATATTACTATAATATTTAAGGTTTATTAGTATAAGATGTTAGATTTACAGATTGTATTGTCGCTTGCAATTTATAAATATTAATTGGGAAATAATGATTCTTGATATATTATCATTGATATGCTAATATTTTTTTCTGAAAAAATAAAACATCATCTCCAATACGATTTATCTTTCACGCCCTTGATTGCAATCTACTTACCCCTTCTTCATATCCAATAACTCAATCTTTCCGATGGGCACCTTCTTTTTCAAGAATGTGAATTAACATTTTTTACGCTTTTTAGTGATTGTATAGCGAACTTTTTCGGAGGTGGGCTGTTTTATGTCTGTAGTTTTGTAAAGTTTGTGTTAAGGTTGGGAAGTCTGCGAAGTGATTTCGCGGGCTTCTTATTTATTTTATTCCTTTTGGAATTTTTTTAAATTTGTAGCGAATAGCTTTATAAATTACAAATATGAAAAAACTACTAACGCGAACTTTAATCTTATCTTTTTTTATCTCCCTCAATTCATGTATGGTAATCAATTCATTACTTAGTATTAATCAATGTAATTATCCGAATTGCGACAGGGAGTGTGCCGATAATTGTAACTATTGCTCGTTCCATTGCGATGGTTATGGCCTTCCCGCTGATCTCAATGCCAGAACAGGAAAGTCAATTGATAAACAGTTGGAGCAATACCGAAACGATCAGAAGAGGAAGTGATTTCGATACTTTAAAAGAAAAGAGCATATACAAATATCGTCAGAAGCATAGCCGATATAGTAAAAAATGGGATAAACAAAAACTTATCCATCCTCTTGCTAATGAAAAGATAAACCAGAATATTGATAGAGACAATTAACCCTACAATATATGCTTTCATGGTTTTTCCTACAACTACAAAAGGATTATATAATAAATACGCATCGCTCGATTGTTGGGGATAGCCGTATAGTTTTTCTACTATATACCCTATTATCAGATATAGAATAATAAGACCTAAAAGATATAAAAGGCTATATAAAGCACTGTAGGCAACTTTTTTCATAAAGCGATCGTTGAATTTCTGTATTTTTTGTCACAACTTATTCAAAAGACGAAAGTAGCAATAAGAAATCACTTTTTGGTTGAACCGTTTCTCGATTATTACTTTCTCGATACGCAGAAATCCCATTTTAACTAAAATACTTGCTTCCTCAGCTATTTTCTATATCTTTACACTCAAACAAACCGAGACAAAAATGAAAAAACTACTATCCATAATCCTACTACTCAGCATGTCTGTAACCTTCTATTCGTGCGGAGATGATATGGAAGAGGAATTTGTATGGAACGGCGATTGGAACGATCCCGCCGACCCTAATTATAAACCCGAAGGGTATAATCCGATACAGGGGTTGTGGAGGAGAGATACAGATGATACAAGGGGGCTTTATTACTCCGAAGATTTCAAAATATATAAAGTGTATTTTCATCCAAATGGATATGTTGAAAAGAGTCTTTGGGCAGATAAATATATAATAAATGATAAAGCATATAACATATCTTCTAAAGGAACGTGGCGATATAAGATAGAAATTGGGAAGTTTTGGGATACGCCAGATCTCAATGATGATAGTGATTGGAGAAGTTACACTAGAGTAGAAGAATAAAAAAGGAGCATTTGCTCCTTTTACTATATTATTCTGCGTATAAGACGCAACGTTGCACTACTTTTTCCTAGTGGATCGTAGCCATCTACCTCTGCTATATGATAGAGGTCGCCATTTAGCTTTACCAGTGTTTTGTCTAACTTACTATACTCTTCGGCTGTTAGCCTGCACTCTACTACTGTATAGTCATTATCGTTGTTTGTAAGTAACAGAAAAAAATTCTGTATTATAGAATCCTTATTGTCTTCGTAGTCTAATGTCAGTTTTCTCTGTCCATTATATTTGTTTGCTACCAAGGCGATCGATACAGCTCTTTCCTGATTAATCATAACCTCTTTTATATCCGATTTGTACCAGAATCGTTGCGTTTTGTCTGTATAGCTTTTTTCGCTCATTTCTTCGTAGTCGAAAATATCTCCCAGCCATACTTCATAGTCGGTGATTACCGGAATATTTAAAATCTCTTTATTTATTTTATCTTCTAATTCTTTGTACCAGCAATACGAAAAAGCAAAGGTTTCCGTCAATTTATTACTTTCCGTACTTCCGGTGTAATAAATACCCTTGCCACTTTTTCCTGAATTCACTATTTTTTCTCCGGTTTTATATCCAGTTTCCGAGTCTATTTCGTCTTCCATTGTGGAATAATAGCCTTCCTCTGAAGTGTCTGTAGAGAACCCGATCTCGTAGAGGTAAGGTAGCCTAAGCGGTTCATTCCTAAGTGGTTTTATGCTTGTTTTCTTGTCGAGGTCTATAAATTGTGACAGGTCATTCACCAGATTATTATTTTTTATATTCAGCTCGAAGCTTTTTTCGACACGGTTTATTATAGACAGATTAAATGTTTTACAAAAATTCTCGATCCAGTCGTTTATCTTAATATCTATAGGCAGGGCTTGTATCAAATCTATTTCATTCGCTGTAAATGACGATTGGTCATTCCAGTTCATTGGTTTTTTTTCTGGATCACTATTACCGTTTATAGTCACAGTAAGCCAGTTTCTGTTTCGCTTGAAAGGACTTAAGGTCAAACTAAAGTCAACACTGTGATTAGGCCAAAGGATTGCATATGGATTTAAGTCTGCCAAAGAGGTGGATATAAGAGATAAGCATTCACCTTTTTCAAGCCATATTACTTGAGAGATATGTCCGGATGCATTTGTGTTATCAGTCTGCTTTGTTCGCGTTTTTTTATCTTCCGGTATTCCTATTAGTTCTACTTTAAGGTCGTCCACATCTGTAAAACCTGTGCCTGTACGTTTCGTATAGCCTGCACTCTCTACAGCGGAGAAATTGATACCTTCTATATCTTTATCCCACGATTCTCCTCCCTTTATTGCCATAGGGTTATGGTATACACTGCTTGCCGGATTATAAAAAGCCTTCGAAAAATCTTTTTCGTACCCCCACGAAAAACCGCATATATAACTACTGTTTTGTTTTGGGTCTATAAAGTTTACACCTCCTTCTCTTGGGTATAAGGCACCTTCCTTATCTGATTCATAGAGCTGGTTGTTTTTGAAGAAACTATTATCGAATACTTCCTCCCTTAGCTTTTTATAGTCAGATACATGACGTACGACTTTTATTTCTATTTTACTCTTATTAAGGGTCGATTCAGAAACACTAGGTCGGGGCATATGTTGGCTACCTAATATCTTTCGCTTATCTTCCAGCTTTAGAGCTACATCCAGTTCCAGTTTATATAATCCTGTGAGAGGTGCTTTGAATAATATTTTAGTAGCCTGATCTTTTTTTGAAGTAATTATGTTTGATCCGGAGTCTGTTATTCTAAGGTCAGATATATTGTTGGATTCAAATATATTGCTGGAAATATAGGCTTTGTTATTTCCCGGAAATTCTCCCTGTGCATATCTTTTTTCTATCGTGTCGTCTTTAAGATTTCCCCATTTCCCCTCTACTTTCATTAACCCAGCTCCCCACGATAACTCGTAATTTTCCGGATTTTTGTAGCTTACATAAAGATTTTTTATCCTTTCATCATCTAAGGCATTGCCTGTTAGAGTATAACCTGCATTCTTGAAGATTTGTTTCAACATATGGATACAGTTTACAGATGGCAAGAAGTCATCCATTTTGAAATTTACAGAAGTATCATATATATTTTTATTTGAATAATTGCTTGAATCTGAATATTTCGGCAACAACCCATACAGCACCAACGGAAATATACAAGGCGATATTTCTCCATATACCGATTTGTCGTGTCCCCCTGTATTATATCGAGTGATATCGTCTACCCCTGTAAATGGGATAAGCCACTTCCCTGCCTGATTCATCATTGTTTCGCCAAAGATATCCTTTGCGGTGAGAGGAGCAGGCACTCCCAAGTTGCCTTTGTAACTGTCTTGCGTGATCTCGCTCAAGCGGAATTTACCGTCGAGGATAAGGATACCATCCACATACAGGCGAGCGTCTTCATAGATGCGAAACTTGCCCTGTACCTCCTCCACATTCACATGGCTAAAAATCTCGTTGTTGTTGGGTGTGGCAGGCAGCGTTATCTCGTAAGACATCTGTGCGTCTTTTACGCTCAACTCGGCAGGATTGATAAACTGGCGTTTTAGACGTATACCGAGGCTCTCGGGACTGTTTATGTCGCAAAGACGGTTTTTGATGTATAGTTCTATGCTCATGATTTGTATTGATTTATAAATTAAGTGACTGTTTAGTATTTGTTATGCTTCCCGGCTGTTAGGATGACAAAACAACAATTCGTTTATTCATATCTATCTCCTTCCCTTTATGATCGAATAGCTCAACTCCGAACCACGTTCCATCAGTTTGTTGAGGCAGACATACCGTTGCGCATCTATCGAGTGGTTGTAGCGGTCGATGGGGCGGTTTGTAGCCTCGCCGTTGATGTCGGTCTGCCAGCGATAGTTGCGGTACTCGTTGATGATATTCGTGCTTCGCTGCGTGATGCGCTTGCGGTAACGGTTGAGTATCGAGATACCTGTAACGATGCTGTCCTTGCCTTTCTGTGCAGGTTCTACTCTCCATCCTTGCGACCTTATCTCGCTGATACTCTTCGGTTCTGCACTATCGGCTACGATAGGGATGTCTTGCGCTATGTCGTAAGACCGCAGGGTGTTGGATATCATCATATTGTCGTACCCTTTGTCGTATAGCAATTCGTCTATCCACAGCTCGCCTTCCGACAGGCGTATGTCTACTATTGCCGTAGGGTCGTTGGTGAACCCGAAGTCTATGCCTATCCAGCGGTTTTTGTAGGTATGGGGCATCTCTTTCACTACCTCCCAATTGGTCATAATAGACCCTTTGAGCGAACCAGTAAGTCCTTCGCCATACACCTGCCACCAGTTTTTGTCGCTTCGGTTCGATTCTATTTCTTTCACCTGTGCCTCGGTCAGATACTCGTTGTCTTTGTATGTGGAATGAATCAGTATGGCATCGTCGTTTAGCAGTACTTTCTGGTCGAGCCAGAACTCAAAGCAGGGGTTGCAGTCCAGAAATATCGTATCGGTGGTACGGATAGCCAATTGCCTGAACACTTCATATTCTATATTTATACACTCGTTGATATACAAAATATTTCGGCTCGGGCCATGTACTTTCGATGGATTGTCTGCCGAGAAAAATTCGATAATGCAGTTGTTTATCCTGTAAATCTTATCCGTTGCGTTCCACTGTCGGGCATTCCATTTATTCTCTTTTTGCAGGATTTCTTTAAAGTCTCTGATACAGCCTTTTTTGAGGTGCGGCATCGACTCCGATACAATGGATATTACCCTCGGCTTATCCGAATATTCGGCAATAAAGAATAGTAATTGCAACAAGCTGTATGTCTTCGACGAACGTGTAGAACCTTTGTTTACAATGTACCTGTAAGGGTAATTGTAAGCTTTCAAATTTTTGTCAAATACGGTTGTTGTGTTCATTGTATATTTTCTGTTGTTTTCTCTCTTTTTTCTTTTCGCCTTTAGTGTCTATCCTTCTGCAGTCCTTAGGGGGCCGCCCTTAGGAGTTTGTAACTCCTAAGCCTTATTATAAGGATTTGAAATCCTGATAAGAACTACTTTCGGATTACAATTAGCAATCAACGGAGTGTAACGTAGTTAAATCCGAAAGAACGGTGTTTATTGGCTAGTTATACGAATCAGAATAATGATACTTCATCTCCACCCTGTAAAGCTCGTCCTTCGAATTTGGTTTTATATTCATCTCGTCTACAATGATGTACCGCTGTGTGGCCAACTCGTAAACCATGCGTGACGCACTCATTTCCTTGAGCCAGTTGCATACTTCCCTGCGCACAGGCATTGTTTGCACGGTGAACTGCTCGGTAACGATTTTGCTATACACCGATTCGATCTCGCTACTCGTTGTAAAATGAGGAGTCTGCGTTTTGAATATTGTATTAGCCTCAGCCTTAAAATCGGCGTGCTCCGTTCCCGAAAAGTTGAAACTGCTCCATCCGCCCAGTCGGTTGAGGAATGCAAAATCCTTTATCTTATACAGGCATTCGGGTAGTATGCCGAACGTGAGTTCGTGGCTTATCTGTATGGCTTGCGACTCGTAGCCCGAATATATCAGATATGCACGAACAAGACCAGTGTTGGGGTATTGGTGGAGTAAGCTGTCGATATCAAGCTTGATGGTATTTACCATAAAAAAATCCTTGCGGGCTTTCAGGTGCTTAGTCTCTTTCGCTATCATTTGCCCCGATTGCGACAACAGCTCATGACAGATGCCAAACCGATATTCATCACCAATGTTTTTGCTATGCTCGGCATCGGACAGTATGAAATTGAAATACTGTGTTTGCCCTTTTACATGAAAGAGTTGAGGCTGATTAGTCAACGGCTTTACCTTCTTTATGGCTTCGGGGTTTTTAGACCTTTCTTTTGTGTCGAAAACATAATCCGAAAGGTCGTTTTTCTCCAACGTGCGGTTGTATCCGGCGATGGAGTAGAGCACAGACGAATGGTAAAACGGCGTGGAGTGAGAAACGGTTTTGTCGGTGATCACACGTTTTGCTGTGAACCGAAAATCTTTGATCGTTCCTGTGTCAACCCAGTCCTCTGCCTTCAGAAATGTTGTGGGTATCGTATTGTTTTCCAGTATATTTGTGTTGAACCACAGCGGGGTATATGAATATGCTTTGGTAAGCGTTATTGCCTTTGTACCCATATTGTCGTCCGAGGGGGTGTCGTCTTCACCAAGGAATATGCCTGTGTCTTTGTACATATCGAGGTGTATTCCCACGTTGTCATAACCGATAGCGATCGTGTCTGTGCCTGCGGGATAGGTCTCCGCGGGATTGCCTGCGACACCGAAAAAAGTTCGGTCTCTGCCATTGCTGTTTTTTCGAAAAACAAACGAGAATACATACTCTTTTCCGCTACCGTTCGATACGATATTTATTGTTTTATTGTCATCGGGCGATATGGAGATTTTGAAATTCTTGAAAAACTCATTTTTCTCCAAACCCTCTTTCAGAGCCAGTGCCGTGTTGTGGTATTCGTATTGCCAGGCGGGTCCCGAGTATTCATTGTATTTGCCCAGATAGAAGGCTCCGGGCTCGTTTAGTTTATCCGGGTCGGATGTGCCCTCAAACTTATGCTCTTTGCCCGATTCGGCTTCAATGATGCTAAATGATGATATATTCTCGTATATCTTTATACCCTGCACATCGGGTCTGATAAAGACATAGCCACACCCTGTGAGCTTGAGTTGTATCGCTACCGGCTTGCCTTTTGCTGCAATATTGGCTTCGAACTGTATATAATTGGGGTTACCCGCCAGAGAAACCTTTGCGGGTTTTATCGTTGCTTTGGCTATGTCGGAGCCGTTAATAAAGTATCCCATATTGTGATGTTGTTTTAGTTGTATGAAAATGTTGATGTGTATTTGTCCGTTCTTAGCTGCGTTCTTAGGGGTTTGCAACCCCTAAGCTTTACTATCAGGATTTTAAATCCTAACAAGAATTCCTTTCGGATTGCAAATCCGAAAGGACGGTGGTAGATTTCTGTCTGTAGGGGCGAGGCTTGTCCCTGCCCGTCCAATTGAGGGTAACCACAAGGGTTACCCCTACAAAATACCTGAATAACTATTGCTGATTATTTATCTATCCGTCAGTTGAAATATTTATTCAATTCGTCGATCGTTGCTTCAAAAAGTTGCTCGTACCATTCGGTTTCAAACTTGCGATCTATCCTTTCTTCCAATGTTGCCAGTATAGGACGCCCTTCGTGTCCGTCTCGCCAGATGGCACGTGCGATGAGAAAAAGGGTGCTGTTGTCACTCGGGATGTTTCGCGATAGTGCCCAGTCTCGTAGCTCGTCCAATGGCGGAAATTTGCCTTTGCAGGGTGCTCTGCCTTTTTCGAGAAAGGTGATATAATTGTCGAAATAGGCTTCGATCACGATATTTCCGTTTGCCGCTCGCCACGATACGTTCACGTTTTTCGCCTTCTCTCGCAGTGTGTTTTTGTTCACTTTGGGGTTGTTGCTGACTTTGTCATCTTTGAAAATATCGCCTGCAAGAATGGCTATTTCGTTCGTTATCTGGTCTATTGCTTTTTTTAGTGCGGGTGTCATTGTTTTAGATTTATTACTTCTTTGTTTTCAGATCAAAATCGGGGAACTTATTCACAAACACTTCGCAATTGCCCGCAGGCGATAAGTCGAAGCTCTTTAAGGTTTGACCTTTTTCGAACTCCTTGTTTGCATCAAACTGTTGATCGATAAGGCATAGGTTTTGCATGTTTGCCTGTGTAAAGTTGACCGAAAAACGACAACCCGCTGCATTGTCGTCGTAGTAATCGCTGAGAGTCATATAGTCCCAATCGGGAGTGATGGAGATGCCCAGAGTGTCGCGGTTTCGCTTGATTCGTTCTATGATATTCAGCCCGGTAGAGAAGGCAAGGTTTTGCAAGTGGCTTACCGACTCTTCACTTTGCGGGAGAAAAAGAATTGAAAAGCTCACCGAGTTGGAGAATGTATTGTTTCGGTTATTGCCCCGCAAAGGGTCTTCGAGCCAGAAGAGAGGATAGGCCTCTTTGCCGCTGCCCAGCTCGTAATTACGCCCATAGTAGAAGGCTTTGATAAGCTTATGCTCACGGGCTTGCTGCCTGAAAATGTCGATTATACTTTCTATCATTTCTAAAAATTTAGGATGTGTTTATTAATAGATAATTTTCTTAGAAAATGATGAAAAGAGGTGTGGGTCACCTCTTCATCTGTCTCTCAAACTTATACTGGTCTTCTTCGGCGTGGGACTTGTCTATTTTATAGAGGAGAAATCCGAACACTTCGCCAACTGTTTTTCGAGTGATCGTATCAAATAGGTGTATCTTATCCTCTGCCAGATCGGCAATCGTTTTATACCACCCCCATTTATTGCAAAAGTCTTTGTATCCTTTAGAAACCGGGCGGCTTGAGCCATTACCGTCGAATAGTGGTTCAAAATCGCTTCGTATTCTCTCTTTTTGGATAAAAAAAAACTAATCAGCGGCAGTGCCTTGTCGCATGTCAGGTTTTTGAACATTTCGGTACGTTCACCCAACAAGTCGGGGTTGTACTTTTCACCGATAGGGCGGCAAAGGATAGCCAGCAGTTCGGAGAGTTTGCACTCGCTGTCGCTACCGATCACATTTTCGGCATCGACCCATTCGCCGAGGGTAAGTTTGTCGGCAAAGGATACGAAATATTCCGTGTCTCCCATTTTTACTGCGTTAGCAGGGGGCAGTTCGCTGTCGAACACAAAGTCTACAATCTCGGCAAGGGCATTAAACACCTGTGCGGGCGACTCCAGCAGTACATTCGCATCGATATTGCACACATCGGCAACGAAATGCACCAGATCGAGCTTAGTCTCGGGCTTTTGCATGTAAAGTTTTTCGTAGCGTGATAGTTTGATGTCGCTCCAGCTTTCGGGGATTTCTAGTTTTACGTTGTTTAATTCTACTGTTACCATACATTTTTTAGTTGTTTGTATAGTAATAGATAATTTTGTGGAAAGATGATGAATAGGGGGCTTTGTATATTGGGTGGTGTGTTCGATAGGATGATAGAAGGAAAAGGGAGGTAGGGAGTAAAAAAACTTCTAACGAAGACGTTTATAAGAGGATGTGTTATTATAAATAAGTAGTTAAAAAAAACACAATGTAATTTAAATAGTGATATTGTTAACATAAATATAGTAAAATTTAAAAAAATAATGTTATTTTTGTCATTGTGCGGATTGTTCGATAGCTATTGTTTAATCTTATCTATAAAATTGTATAAATAGATTTTAATTATTATCATTTTGATAATGAGTTGTCTAAATTGCTCTGATTGGATTAGGTTATAAAGATTTCCTTATCTCTTTTATTTTTATTATTTAACATTAAAGCCAATGATAAAACCATGGGCATAAAAAGAAAAACATGAAAAGTGAAACCAGAAAACGGATTACGTATGTATTATTGACGTTAACCATGTTGTGCGGTTGCTCATCCGAAGAAGATCATACAACAATAGAAAAAAAAGTAGTGCCGCTCACTACAGAATCTGCACGCGACTATTATTATAGTGTGTACGGCGATGTACCTAAGCTTAAAAGTTATAATGAGGAACATGAGTCACTAATTGTTGACTGGGATGCAGCGCAATTGTACAGTGATAGTCTTTGGTATGCAGTTGAGTCTCCTATCGACTTTAACGATAGCATAAAGATAACATTGATGACAAACGATGTTAGTAGTCGAGTTGGTTCGGGGCATACAGATGAAGTGAAGCAGGTACTCAGACTTGTAATACTTCGAAATAAAGAAACGGGTAAGACTGTCAGTTTTATTATGGTGGTGATTCCAGACTATGATTATATGATAAGGGAAGGTGATATGATTCACGAAAATAAGTATCTTTCACGGACTTCTCACTTGGATGGTGCGGTACTATTCTATGGTATTAATGGGGAGTTTGTTAACGGTTGGGTATACGAAGATGGTAAAATAATAGATCATACGACTAGTCATTACAGCAAGTTGGGAGGTAAAGCCACTAAGCAGGAGTCAACCTATTGTTGGGTGCAAGTATTCTCTACTAGCGATGGAGAAGAAATAGGACGTACATATTATTGTGAAGATACTGGTGGTTCAACATGGACAGGCGATATTCCGGATGATACTGTGCCTGATCACTCAGGAGGGGGAATAGATAATGGCTACTCAGATCCTTCATCAGGTGGAGGGAACAGTGGCGACAGTGGTTCTGGATCATCAAACAAGCAACCTAAATTGCGTACTGATTGTAGTGGAAATGCTACACAGAATGCAACTAATGCTCAAAATGTGATGAATGGAAGTATTGATATAAAAAATAAACTGACAACTTTACGAAATTATGCGAAAAATAATTCAAATGAATTTAGTTCTTACATAGGCAAGACCACTCAAGGTAATTATACGATGGGTACTATTATTGAAGGTGACTGGAGTAGCGGTAATGTAGAAATATATGAATCTACTCTTTATAATATACATACTCACTCAAAATCGAAAAACTCATCCATTACTGATCTTACAGGTCCAAGTGCAGAAGATATATATAGTTTGTTGGAAGGCAACCAGTATTTTGCATCAAATGGATATACAAATTTGAAAGGCATAATTATTCTTGCATACGACGGTAGTGAATATTTGCTATATATTAACGAAAGAAGTAAAGCTGTTTCATTCGCAAACAGCAAATTGTATCTTTTTGAATCTAATGAAAAAGGATCTTTTGCTAGTTCTAGTATGGCTAATGAATATACTGATATTGTGAATAAGTTAAAGAATTCAGGATATTCAATCCAAAATTCAAATGATTATGCATATAGTTATTTATTGGATAAATACGCAACAGGTCTTAAAATTTCAAAAAAAGAAAATAGCTCTGGTTCTTTTAAAGAAATGAAAACAGAGAAAACAAGTAATAATTACGAACCTAAAATATGTCCATAATTATGAGAAAATTAATGTTTGTATTGTTTATTTTTATATGTGTGATGGGTAAATCCCAAAATGATTTACCTTATAAATCGCTATCTGTATTTAGTGGTGATACCACTGCTTTTATGATTTATAACTTTATGGATAGAGCCGATTATTATAAGGGACTTACCTTGAAAGAGGTTAGCCGTGATCTGAAGATACCGATTAAGTATCTTGTCGAAACTTCTGACGGAAATAAAGAGAGTATTATTGGATTAATATATATATATGATGAGAAAAAAGTATCTCATCTTTTTGAAGATAAAAATGTATCTTTTTATTGCCTTAAAATTTATTGGGATGAAGAAGCTTTAATTAAAAAGAGGAAAATAAATCGTTTAAATAATATCGATGCTAAGTATGAGGCTCTTAAAGATTATAAAATAAAAAAAATAGAAGTAGTTTTGTCTCGTGATTATAAAGATTATGAGAAATATTTTCCACAAAGGAAAACCAAATCGTCAGAAGACAAGGAAAATAAGGAGTTGATTTATAGATGGTCAACAAGAAGAAAATAAAAAATGGTATAAAGAGATCAAGGACATAAAATTAGTCCAAAGGTTACTCTAGTGGGTAGCCTTTTTTATGGGATTATTCATAATTTTGTGTAAGCATCATCCGTCCTTTGGGGTTTGTGACCTCAACGTTTTTAATATTAGGATTTATAAATCCGAACAAGGATAGCTTTAGAATTACAAAGCCGAAAGGGAGGTAGAAGCAGTTTTCGTTTGAGACAATTAAACCTTCTCCAAGATTTATATTCTAACAAGAATAAAACTATAAATGTAAATACTATGAAAAAGTTGATTGCATTACTTATATTGACACTTTTATATACTCATTCTGCTGACTTGTCGGCTATAGAGCATCATTCACAAGAATCTGCCAAAGTGAAGATTTCTTGCCAAAGAAAGATAACGTCATTGGGCGGCGGTTATTCAAAAGATGATTTCTCTGTTTATTTTCGAGGCGAAAAGTTAAGGGGTGCTTCTGCCAGCTCATTTAAATATCTGGGTGGCGGCTATGGCAAAGATAACTGGAAGGTATTCTATCGGGGGATAGTAGTTGAAGAGGCTTCCGCCTCATCGTTCGAATACTCTGAAAGTGGCTACGGTAAGGATAGCTGGAAGACTTTCGTTGGAGGTAAAGCTGTTGCAAATCAAAACTTGCAGTCTATAGGCGGTGGTTATTCAAAAGATGATTTCGCTGTTTATTTTCGAGGCGAAAAGTTAAGGGATGCCTCTGCCAGCTCATTTAAATATCTGGGTGGCGGCTACGGCAAAGATAACTGGAAGGTATTCTATAAGGGGATGGTAGTTGAAGAGGCATCGGCCTCATCGTTCGAATACTCGGAAAGTGGCTACGGTAAGGATAACTGGAAGAGTTTCTTTAGAGGTAAAGCTGTTGCAAATCAAAACTTGCAGTCTATAGGCGGCGGTTATTCAAAAGATAATTTCAGTGTTTACTTTCGAGACCAAAAGATCGAAGATGCCTCTGCTAGTTCATTTAAATATCTGGGTGGCGGCTATGGCAAAGATAACTGGAAAGTATTCTATCAGGGGATGGTAGTAAAAGAGGCTTCGGCTTCATCGTTTGAATACTCGGAAGACGGGTATGGAAAGGATAACTGGAATGTGTTTTATAGAGGGAGAGTTGTAGAAAGATAAACTTTTTTTGGAGACGACACCGAAAGGGCACAGGTGATTATTATATATCTGAAGGTTAAATAGAAAATGCGAGTTTTTTAACTCGCATTTCTTATTATTCTCGTATTTAGCTTATGCTATTTATTCTTCATTACTTTTTCTCGAACTATATTACCTTCGTTATCTGTACTTTCGAAGAAATATATACCCCTGTTCAGGTTTATGTTTTCTATATTGAAGTTCACTGTATTTTTTTCTTCATATACTTTTACTCCGTAGATATTATAGATGCGGACATTTTTGAAAATAGGAGTATCTTCTATGATAAGAGACTTGGTGGCAGGAGTTAGAGTTATTACTTTGCTCAGAATAACCCCATCTTGACTTACACTGATTGTTGTTGTTGTTGAACCATTATATTTTGATCTCAATAAAAGCCCCCAAACATTGGGCTGAGGGTTCATTTCCTGTATTAGATCAAATAAAGAAGAGTCGTATGTCCATGTAGGTCTGTTTAATGAGCCTCCAGCCAGTATTACTGGTGATGTTAGTCCATAAGTATAACTGCTAACTCCGGCCAAATATCTATATTGGACAGGAATAGTTTTGGTAAGCTTTAAACTTCCTATATTTGCCTCCGCAGTTACACTCCCCAAAGCGGAGTTGGATACAAGATATCTAGCTGTAGCTGTTCCCTGACCACTTACTACTGTTATATCAGCATTGCTTATCCAATTGACGGCATGGATTCCTTGATAAC